GATTGTAAAGTCAACATTAATGAAAAAATAGACTATCCACCAGTAGCATTAAGTTATGGTGAAAAACTTTTAAAATCTGAAAGTGGTGATAAATTAGTACCGATTGCTTTAGGAACTTACGGAAACCTATCGGTAGTTACTGCACCACCAAAAACTATGAAAACATTTTTTATATCTTTATTAGCATCAGTATATTTAAGTGGAACAAATATATACGGTGGTAACTTAAAAGGACATAAAGGTAATGGTCATCTTTTACACATAGATACCGAGCAAGGACTATGGCATTGCCAAAAGGTGTTTAAAAGACCATTAACAATGGATTCAAGTATAAACACAAATAACTACCATACATTTGGTTTAAGGTCAATAGATCATAAAATGCGAATAGATTTTATAGATTACTATTTAGAAAACAAAATAAACAAACCAAGTTTAATAATAATAGATGGTATTGCTGATTTATGTAGTGATGCCAATTCAATTATAGAATCAAATGCTTTAGTACAAAGATTAATGGAATGGAGTGCTAAATACAAATGCCATATTATAAATGTTATACACCAAAACTATGGTAGTCAAAAATTTGGTACTGGACATTTAGGAAGTTTTTTAGAAAAGAAAGCAGAAACAGTTATAGCATTAGAAGCAAATACAGTAAACAAAGATTGGGTAACAGTTAAGTGTGGTAGGTCAAGGGGTTATTCTTTTGATACATTTTCGTTTGAAGTTAACGATGTAGGTTTACCACAAATAGTAAATAACATTTATGATCCTTTAGCATAATGGTAGAAAAAACAATGATTCTTATTGCACAAAAACACAAAACTTGGATAGAAATAGTTACCAGCTTTGGTTGCCCAAAAGAAACATCAGAAGATATAGTACAAGAAATGTATATTAAGATACATAAAAAACTAAATAAAGGTTTAGATATTATGTATAAAGATGAAGTAAACTACTACTATATATTTAAAACATTAAGAACATTGTTTTACGATTTAAAACGCAAAGAAAAAAACATTACTATTATTAATATTGAAGATGTAGATATTGATAAATCTATTTCAGATATTGATTACGATAAAGCATACGCAATAATAAAAAAGGAATTAGATAATATGTTTTGGTATGATCGTAAAGTATTTGAAATAATTAATAGTGGTGAAAGCATAGCAGAGTTTAGTAGAAAATCATATATACAATACTATTCATTGTATAACACCTACAACAAAGTAAAAGATAAACTAAAAAAATTATTATGAAATTAGGAAACCTTATTTACTACATTACTAAATATACTGGTATAAAATACCTTGTTGATACTTGGCATAAATTACGTGGTACAAAATGTAATTGTGATGAACGCAGAAAAAAGTTAAATGAAATAAAAATAGACCGATGGTAAAATTTAATAAACAAGATTATGCAAAATGGGAAAACTTTAGAATGGGTACAAAGCAACACATTACTAACAAAGAATTTGAATTGGTGTGTAAACTACACGCTGAATACCACAAGCACAATTACTATAAACCTTGTACCTGCAACCCAAAAACAATAAAGCAATGGATAAAAGATTTAAACGCAATTTGGAACAATGGTATTAAATAAAATACACCAGCTTGAAAAAGCAATGGTAGTGCTACTAAATTTTGATGGTTGGAATTTAAAATGGAGTGGTGAGGGTTCAGAACGATACGATGCTAAAGGCAAAACACCTAAAGGTTTTGATTGTGTTATAGAAATGAAATTTAGAAAAACATACTATGAAACCAAGATGCTTGAAAAAGATAAATACGATGCTTTAATGAAGTTGGGCAAAGATTTAATAAAGATTTATTTTGTAAATGATCCAAAAGGTAATTTTATGTATTACTTAAATACATTAGAGATGCCAAAGACCGAAAAGAAATATTGCCCAGATACTACAATGTGGACAAAAAAAAGAGTAACAAAAGATGTATATCTACTAAAGGAAAACGATGCAGTAAGAATTAATTTAAACGAATAGTTATCAATAATTTTGTTTATAAGTTAATTAATAGTATATTTGATTATTATTAATTTAAAACAAAAACAAATGTTACACACAAAAACACTAAACAACTTAATTGATGTATTTAGTAAAAAAGAAAAACTGCACAAATCAAATAATAAGCACGTATTACATCAACTTGAACTTTTACAATTAGAAATTGAAAGGGATATTATACAAACAAAGTATGATACTATCGATGAATGTTACGAAAAAATAAATAAAAAATAATAAACAAATGGAACGAACAACAACACTTATGAAAATAGCATTTAGGTTATACAACAAATGCTTAACTGAACTAACAGTTGAAGAAAAAAATAATGTTATGGATATATACCAAGATTTTTACTAATGATACAGATAGCAGTAGGGTTAATAGTATTAAGTTTCTTTGTACCAGCAGAACCAACATTTTATACTTTAAGAAATAAAGGGTATGTAAAACTTGCACAAGTATTAGAAACATTAATAACTGGATTAGCAATAATATGTCAATGGTCTTGGTACTTTACTTTTTTCTACATAATAATAAGTATATTCAGATGAAAGTAAGCAAAGCAGTATGGGATGGTTTAAAAGAGCAAATAGAACACTTTACAAATCAAGACAAAGAAATAACTGATATAACAATTACATATCAAGTAAGACCAGCAAAAAACAAAAACTATTTAAAACTAACAGTAAAACAATAACAAATGGAAAAAGATGTTATACAAATTTTAAGAATAAGAGATTTAAAAGAAGATTTAGATGCATTAGTTATAGAATATGATGGTATCAACTTAAATACAAATAAATTAGAAACCCATAGAATAGACATTGATATAAATTCTTTATATCAAAATTTACCTAATATTATACGCTATTGTATTAAAATAAGAAAAGATTGGGATAAATATTTTCTTAAAGATTTAAAGAAAACAATAGCAAAGTTATGATATTATTAGTAGATGCAGATAGTTTAATATTTGCTGCTTGTTATAAGAAACGTGAACACCCCGAAGATGAAAAATACTATACAGATATAGAAGATGCAAGAGCAAAGTTTGATGAGCAGTATATGTCGATAGTAAACCACCTTGAAGATATGTACCAAATAGATAAGGTAATAACCTTTAGTGGATCAAAGGGCAACTTTAGAAAACTTATAACAAACGATTATAAAGCCAATAGAAAAAAACAAGAACTACCACCATTACTAAATGATATGCACAAATTCGTAAAAGAACATTACGATTCAGTATATGGGTTTGGTATTGAAACAGATGATATGGTAGCGAGGTATTGGAAACAACTAACCGATGAATTAGGTAGGGATGAAGTAATGATAGTATCAATAGACAAAGACTATAAACAATTCCCAGCTTTGATATACAACTATCACTATAAACACAAAGAAGTATTAGACATTTCAGAAGATGAAGCATTGTATAACTTTTACGAACAAATGATAATCGGGGATACAGCAGACAATGTCAATTATTTTAAAGGTAAGGGTGTAAGGTTTGCTCAAAAGTATTTTGAAGATTGCCAAACAAAATACCAATACACAAAGAAGATGTACGAATTATTTAAAGAACAATATAAAGGAAAAGCAAAACAAAAATATATAGAGTGCTATAACCTTTTAAAATTAAGAACAAATTGAAGATACTAAACCTATATGCTTGTTTAGGTGGTAACCGATACAAGTGGAACGAAGTAAAAGAAGATATTGAAGTTGTAGCAGTAGAATGGGATGAAGAACTTGCTAAACTATATCAAGATCGTTTCCCTAATGATACAGTAATAGTTGCAGATGCACACCAATATTTATTAGACCATTACAAAGAGTTTGATTTTATATGGTCAAGTCCACCTTGTCCAACACATAGTAGATTGGTGCAATCTAATAAAAACAAAATTAAAATGAAGTTTCCAGATATGAAACTATATGAAGAAATATTATTTTTAAAACATTTATATGAGGGTAAATATGTTATTGAAAATGTGATACCATATTACGAACCATTAATACCAGCACAAAAAAGACACAGACATTTGTATTGGACTAATTTTAACTTGCCAAATGTTTTAACGAATAGAGAAGCGAGAATAAGCACAGGAACAAATGAGGTAAAAAAATTATGTGAGTTTCACGACTACGATTTTTATAAATACAAAGGAAATCAGCGAACAAATAAAATAGCAAGAAACCTTGTAGATTATGAAGCTGGTAAAACTATCTTTGAAACTGCATTAGGAATTATAAAAAAATCAAATATTGAACAAACAGAATTATTTTAAATGGAAATATTAAAACACGAAATAGAACTTAATAGAATAAAAAGCTATGTAGATAAACATAGTGGATATGATATAAGCACAAGGTCAAGAAAAGCTGAAGTAGTATTGTTTAGAGCATTGTACTTTAAATTAGCCATAGATACCACAAGTTGGTCATTAGAGAAAATAGGCAAAATAGTTAATAGGGATCACTCAACAGTATTACACGCAAGAAAAAATCTATTTGATGAACTAATGAAAAATAAACATCTAACAAACCTATATGATATATATAGAATAGAAGTATTAGGTCAACAAGTAAAAACTTATTATAAAGATGTAGAACAATACAACAGACTAAAAGAAAAGTATAACGATTTATTGGCTTTAAAAATACCTAACAATTTAGGGTACGAACTAACCAAAAACGAAACTGCATATAGAAAACTAAATAAAGAAGATAAAAAGATATATGATGAACGTGCAGAACTTGTATTAAAGTCTTTTGAATGGAAACGTAAAGATGAACAACGTGAAGAAGTTTACGATATAATTATTGGTGAACCAACAGTAGCTGATGCAAGAGCAAGTTTAAGATAATGGATTGGGAATTAGAAATACAACTGCATTATCCACACGATAGATTTATGTTAGGGTGGGAATTTTTACAAGCAACAGAAGAATATAATTATAGAACTATAAAACTATATTTATTTATAGTAACATTTACTTTAGACTTTTAATATGAAAAAAAAAACACATATATCAAAAGCAGTTCTTAAAAATACTGGATATACTCAAAAAAATACACCAAGTATTAATGAACTTAAACAAACAATAAAACCAAATAAAATAAAAGTAATTTGTAATTATGATTATTATATACCAACTAATAACTGCTTTTGTATACATTGTGAAAAATTAAGAATGGAAATAAAATTAAAAAAACAAAATATATACTAAAATAAAAACAAAGATTTAATACGTTATATAATTGAATAAACAATAATAATTCAATATGGATAAAAGAAAAAATAATGGGGGTGCAAGAGATGGTGCAGGTAGACCAAAGAAAGCTGATGAACTAAAACTAATTGAAAAATTAGATAACTTAATTGATAATGATGAAGTGATTAAAACATTAGGTAAACAAATCTTCAAAGGTGATTCACGTGCTATGTCATTATACTTTGGTTACAGATATGGTAAACCAAAAGAAACAGTTGATATAAATTCAAGCGAGGGTTTTAATATAAACTTTAAAGATATTATACGGTTTAAGTGATAGATGTAAACCCAAAGTACGAACCAATAAAAACATCAGATGCAAGGTATTTTATTGTAACTGGTGGTAGGGGTTCTGGGAAGTCTTATTCAATTAACCTATTGCTTTTGCTTTTAACATTTGAAGCTGGGCATACAATTCTATTTACAAGGTTTACTTTATCATCTGCATACATATCTATTATACCAGAATTTTTAGACAAAATAGAAACACTTGAATTACAAGACTATTTCTATATAACTAAAAACGAAATAATAAATAAGCTATCTGGAAGTAAGATAATATTCAAAGGTATCAAAACATCAAGTGGTGATCAAACTGCAAACCTAAAATCACTTACTAATATTTCTACTTGGGTAATGGATGAAGCTGAAGAACTTGCTGATGAAAACATATTTGATAAAATAGATTTATCGGTTAGAAACCTAAAAAACAAAAATAGGGTTATACTTATATTAAACCCAGTTACAAAAGAACATTGGATATATAACAGATTTTTTCAAGATAAAGGGGTACAAGCTGGTAGTAACACCACAAAAGGCAATACAACGTACATACACACTACTTATTTAGATAATATAGAAAACCTATCAAAAAGTTATTTAGAGCAGATAGAGAGCATTAAAATACGTAGACCAAATAAATACAAGCATCAAATGTTAGGTGGTTGGTTAGAAAAAGCAGAGGGTGTAATATTTACTAATTGGTCAATAGGTGAATTTAAAAAAGTAGGTGTTTCAGTCTTTGGACAAGATTACGGTTTTGCAAATGATGAAAATACTTTAGTAGAAACCAACATAGATACTACAAACAAAATAATCTATTTAAAGGAATGTTTTTACTTAAAAGGTCTTACTACATCACAAATAGCTGAACTGAACTTAAAACACGCTGGAAACAATTTAATAGTTGGTGATAGTGCTGAACCAAGATTAATATATGAAATAAAAGCAAAGGGTTGTAATGTTGTTGCATCAATTAAAGGTGCTGGATCAATAACCTATGGAATATCTTTATTACAAGATTATGATTTAGTGATAGAAGAAAATAGTATTAACTTAATAAAAGAACTAAACAACTATTCTTGGTTAGAAAAGAAAAGTAAAACACCACAAGATAAATTCAATCATATTATAGATGCAATTAGGTATTCTGTTTCATATCAATTACAAAACCCTAATAGGGGAACTTATTATGTTTCTTAACAATTTTGTTAATTAAATAATATTTTATATATTGCACCTATGAAAACAGAACTAATAGAAATAAACGAGCAACTGAAAACTTATTTATATTCTAATAATCAAGAACAAATTGATTATGCAGAAGTATATTTAAGAAACGTACATAGAAAATATGGAACGGTAGACATAGTACAAATTAAAAACATAACAAAATGAAAACAGACAAACCAAGTAATGCTGAAAAAGCAGCAAAGATTTTTAAGAAGTTAACAAAGTATTTTTTAATATTTGCATTGTGCTACTTTGTAGGTAGAACACTTGCAACAATACTTTTTGATATATGAGTTGGGATGATTTTTTAAACCCACACGAACAAACCGAATATGAATGTAGCGAATGTGGTGCTGCAATGCAAACCGATAAAGGTGTGTGTTCGGGAACTTGTTTTGAAGCAAGTATGATTTAGTAGTTAGTTTTTTTTATGATAGGAAAGGGCAGTCAGAAATGGCTGCTTTTTTTTTATTATCTTTACTACTATAAAATAGTTAAATAAAAACGTTATATAGATATGAATATTAATATTGAAATACCAACAAAGTTATCTGATATTACTTTAGGGCAATACAAAAGGTTTCTAAATATCCAAAAGCAAACAGAAGAATCACATTTTTTAAATGCTAAAGCTATTGAAATATTTTGTGATGTAGAACTTAAAAACGTTATGCGTTTGAAGATGGCAGACTTTGATAAAATTACAAATAGGATCAATTCATTGTTTGAGCAAAAACCAAAGCTAGTACAACGCTTTAAAATTGATAGTGTTGAATATGGCTTCCATCCACAATTAGATGAATTAACATTAGGTGAATATATTGATGTAGATACTTACATTGCAGATTGGGAAAATATGGAAAAGACAATGAACGTATTATACAGACCAATAGAAAACAAATTAAAAGATAGATATTCAATAAAAGAATACAATGTTGATACAAGTGATAATTTATTAGATATGCCAATGGATGCTGTATTGTCATCAATTTTTTTTTTGTGGAATTTAGGGATAGACTTATCAAAAACTATTCTGAACTATTCGGATCTGGGGGTGGAAACGAACTTAATTCATCAGCAAATTTTAGCAGAAAATGGGGATGGTATCAGTCAATATACACACTCGCTAATGGGGATATTACAAGACTTGAAAATATCACCAAATTAGAAGTGCATAAATGTTTTATGATGTTATCATTTGTAAAGGAAAAAAACGAAATAGAATCAAAACAAATTAAAAGTAAATTCAAAAGATGAATCAAGGTATAAGAGGTTTTTATCAATTAACAGAAACAATAAAAGAACAACTACTTGCTGATACAAATATCAATACTGTTTCAACTGGTGATGTTTCAAATTTGAATTTAAACAAACAAGATATATTTCCTTTAGGTCATATTATAGTTAATAGTGTAGTAGCAGAAGAACAAGTATTAAGATTTAACATTACAGTAATTGCTTGTGATATTGTGGATCAAAGCAAAACAGAAACACTTGATAGATTCGTAGGTAACAACAATGAACAAGATATTTTAAACACGCAGTTAAGCGTATTAAACAAACTGATTCAAAATTTAAGAAAAGGGCAACTGCATACTGATATGTACCAGCTTGAGGGTAACCCATCATTAGAACCTTTTTATGATAGGTTTGAAAATATGTTAGCTGGGTGGTCTTGTGGAATAGAAATATTAATATACAATGATATAACTATCTGCTGATGGAATTAACAAACACACAAAAAGCATTAAAATCATTTTCTGATTATGTTATTCAGCAGTCAAGAACAAGACTAACTAAAAAAAAACAAAATAATACAAGCCAATTATATAATTCTTTAAAACATAGTCCAGTAAAAAAAACAAATGATGGTTTAGAAGTTGTTTTAGAAATGGATTATTACGGGCAATTCCAAGATAAAGGAGTTAGAGGTGTAGGTGGTGTAAGAAAAACAACAAGCAAATTTAACCGTAGAAACAATAAAGGTAAACTTTGGAAGCAAAAAGGTGGTAAAAGTCCATTTAGTTTTAAAGAAGGTAATAAGCCATCTGTAAAGCATTTTATAGATTGGTCAAAATCTAAAGGTTTATCACCTTATGCAGTTAGGGAAGCAGTATATCATCAAGGTATTAAACCAACACAATTTTTTACAAAGTCTTTTAATATGGGTTATGAAAAGTTACCACAAGAATTACAAGAAGCATTTTTATTAGATGTAGAATATGCAATAGTATTAGCACAAAAAAAATAAGATATGGCAATAATAGCTTTACGCAGTCCACAATTTAGATATAAAGAAATACCATTAAGTGGTGTATCATCAACCCAATGTGTAATAACTATTGATGGTACAGTTAGATATACACTAATAAAAAACGTACAAAAAAACACAACTGTAAATTTTGATATATCGGAACTTGCAAGAGATTATTTAGATATATATTATGATGCAACCTATGTACCACAAACAATAGCTATTACTACAACATTAACTAATTATAGTGGTGTAGATGGTACGGGTTCTGTTGTTGGATTAGCAACTACTTTTACTGATACTGGTGTTGAGGGTTACGGATATTTTGAAGAAAATACAAATCCCGAAGTACCCATAAATATATTTTTAATTTCTAAAAACCCAGATACAAACGAAGTACAATTATATTATCCAAAAGGTTTAACGGGTGTTACAAATTATGGGGGTATAATACCATATACAGCTTTTTCTGGTGGTGGTGTTGTATCTATAAGCACAAAAGCATTTGTAAACGGTACAACTTCATTAAATATTCCCTACAATGCAACTATAAAAAGAATAGAATGTACTAAATATGGAGATGGTAGAAAAATAATATTTATAAATAGATATGGTGTTCAGCAAGATTTATGGTTTTTCTTAAAAGAAACAAAAACACTTGCAAGACAAAACGAGGGTTACAAAGCTAATATATTAACATATCCAAGTACAAATAACCCAGCTACATATTCTATTTCTGATGCACCTAACAAAACATTTAACACAACTGCTAAACAAACATTTATTTTAAGTAGTGGTTACTATCCACAAGGTGCTAATAATTTCTTTGAAGAACTTTTATTAAGTGAGTATGTATGGTATGAGCGAATAAATAAAGTTAGTGGTGCTGATGAAGTTATACCAGTAAAAGTAAAAAAATCATCTATACAATTTAAAACATCTGTTAATGATAGGTTAATAGAATACACTATTGATTTTGAAGAAGCATTTGATTACATAAATAATATTAGATAATGCAACAAAAGTTAGTTTTATATATAGCAAGTGTTTTACCTAATAATAGGGTAGATCAATTCAAAGATGAAAATGTTTCTTTTACTCAAACAATACAAAACGTAAAAGACTTAAAAAAAATCTTTACTGAATTTACTAAAACCTTTGCATTACCAGCTTCAAAAAAAAACAATAAAATATTTGATCATTATTATAACTATGATATTGCAGGAGGTTTTGATGCAAGAACAAAAGTAGATGCTTTTTTAGAATTAAACGATATACCATTTAAAAAAGGTAAAATAGCTTTAACTGGAGTTGATTTAAAAAACAATGTACCACACACATACAAGGTAACTTTTTATGGGAACACCGTTAATTTAAAAGATATTTTAGGTGATGACCAATTAAGTAATTTGTCTGCATTAAGTATATTAGATACTGATTATAATAATAGTACTGTTTTAGCAGCTATGCAAAATGAATATTTAGGTAATTTAATTGTACCTTTAATTACACATACTGATAGAGCATTTTATGATAGTAACCCAAATGCAGCATTAAATGGTAATTTGTATTATAATAGTAATTCTTTATTTGATGATAATGGGCTTGAATTTACACAATTTAAATATGCTATAAGATTACAAGCTATTATATCAGCAATAGAAACACAATACCCAAGTATTACATTTTCTGATGATTTTTTTAATGATACATCAAATACAGATTTTTATAATTTGTATATGTGGTTACATAGAAAAAAAGGTGATGTAGAACCAATTGAACAAGTACAAAGGGTTTATAATACAACATCAACTTTTGTAGAAACATCTGCATTAAATCAAAGAAATTCTATTATACAATCGGGTTCTTTAAGGTTACAATTAAACTATCCATCAGAAACACCTAATCAAAATAATTCTTTTCAATCAGTAACTTTATCATTTGCACCCACACAACAATCAACTAATTATAGTGTTAGGGTTTTTAATGTAGCAGCAGGGAATCAAGAAGTAGGGGGGTTTATTGACCAACAAGGTAACCAAACAATAGATTTTGATAATGATTTAGATAATATGGGCTTGTATGTTGTGCAAATAGCTTGTGCAACAACTATTGTATTTCCAGCAAATAGTATAGAATGGTATGTCCAATCAAGAGAGTTTACATTTAACCCTACTGCAATAGAAACATCGGTATATCGTTATAAAAATTCAGTTGCATTTAGCACCAGTTTAACTATAGAGTTTAATATATTAGAACAAATACCTAAAATGAAAATTATAGATTTTCTAACTGGTATATTTCAAATGTTTAATTTAACTGCATACGTAGAAAATGATATTATTGTAGTGCAACCTTTAGATGAATTTTATGATAAAGCACCAACTAATTCAACCACAAATCAAGTAATACCAGTTAATATTGATCAGTATTTAGATACTACAAAATCATCAGTAGATATTGCATTACCTTTTTCAAAAGTTAATTTTACTTACAAAGGTGTTAAGACATTTTTAGCACAACAATTTAATCAGTTAAACAATAGGGTTTGGGGTTCAAGCAGCTATTCATTAAATGGTGATATTTATGATACACCAAGTACTGAATATAAAATAGAAATACCATTTGAACACGCAATGTTTGAGAGATTAGTAAATCAAACTGGGGGTACTAATACTGATATTCAATATGGTTATTTTGTGGATGATAACCAAGAACCTTATATAGGTGATCCATTAATATTTTATAGATATAGAATAGCAAGTGGTACTAATGTTGCAATTAGAGATTTAGCAGGAAATATAACACCAATTAATAATTACTATATCCCTATGAATAGTAAAGATATTAATTCAAATACAAGCAAAGTAAATATACATTTTGATAGCTATATTAATGAATACAATGCAAATGATAGTGCTAATGCTACTGCTTTTACTGATACTTTATTTCAAACACAATATAGCAATTATATAAACGAGGTGTTTAGTCCAACAAGAAGATTAACAAAAGTAACTGCATACCTACCATATAAAATATTTAGTAGCTTACAATTATATGATGTTATAGAAATAGGACAAAAATATTACAAAATTAATTCAATGACTACAAACCTAACAACTGGTAAAACAGAATTTGAATTATTAAATACTGATTTATGATAAAAAATATATTAGACTTATTACAAGAAGTAAAAGGTGAAACGGAAAACATACGGATTGCACAAGGCAAGTATGCATTACCAACATCAGTAAAAAACAGTTACAAACTAATAAAGCAGGTATGGCAAAAGAAAAATACGAAGTAGAATTAGCAGCAAATACTAAAGAAGCACAAAAAAATGTTGATGACTTAAATAAAAAAGTTAAAGATTTAGGAAAAGAAGCTGAACGAACTGGTAAAAAATTAGGCAAAGAATTATCTGCTGGTATGCAACTTGGTAATGAAGCTGCAAGAGGTTTAGATAGATATACTGGTGGTTTAGCATCTAAATTCCTAAAAGTAGGTAAGGCTGCTAAAGTAAGTGGTAAGGCTATGAAAGCAGCTATGATATCAACTGGTGTTGGTGCATTAGTTGTTTTATTAGGTTCAGTTATTGAATATTGGGATGAAATAGTAGGTTTAGTTGATGGTGTTAGTAGTGAACAAAAAGATTTATTAGAAACTACCAAAAAAACTTTAGATGTTCAAGAACAACAATTAAAGTCAACTGGTCAAATGGAAAACACTTTAAAGCTACAAGGCAAAAGTGAAAAAGAAATTAGAGATTTAAAAAAGCAACAAACCGATGAAATAATTACATCTACTGAATTATTATTAGAACAACAAAAATCACAGAAAAAAGCACAAGTAGAAGCAGCAGAACGAAACCAAAAAATAACACAAGGTATAATAGCATTTTTGACTGCACCCTTAACTATTTTACTTGGTACAATAGATGGAATCACAAATAGTTTAGCAAGTTTAGGTATTATAGATGAAGCTACAACACTAACAGAAGATTACCTTAATTTTACATCATCTTTATTATTTGATCCCGAATCTGTAGCTGAAGCAGGGGATGAAACTATTAACGAAACAGAAAAGAAATTAATAGAGTTAAAAAACAAAAGGGATGGTTTTGCTTTACAAGACAAAGAAGATGCAAAGAAAACTGCACAAGAAAACGCACAAGATGAAATAAATGCAGAAAAAGAAAAAAATGCAGCTATTGAAAGTATAAGAAAAGCATTAATAGATACTGAAGCAGAAGAACGTGCAGAAAAGTTAAGAAAAATTAAAGAAGATTATGATAAGCAAATTACATTAGCTGAAGAATATTACGGTAAGGAAAGTGAAATAGTAAAAGAATTAAGAGCAGCACAAAAATCAGCATTAGATGAACAACAAGGAGTATTTGATGAACAAGATGCAGCTAAAGCACAAGCTGATTTAGATTACTGGTCAAGTGAAAGTGAAAAAAGGCTAAAGAAATTTCAAGAAGAAAAAGATGAAGAAGCAAGAATAGAAAAAGAAGCTGCTGAATATAAAGAAAGGGAATTTAGAGATACATATAATAATTTACAAAATGTATTAAGTGTTGGTGGTAAAAAAATGCAAAAGGTAAGTAAGGCATTAGCTATTGCAGATGTAGCAAGAACATCTTTTAAATCTATTTCAGAAACTATTTCAGAAACTGGAAAAGCAAACGCTGCTGCTACTGCTGCAAGTCCATTAACTGGGGGTATGCCTTTTGTTGCTATTAATACTGCAAAAGCTGCATTATCTATTGGTTCTACTTTAGCAAGTGCTAAAAAAAGTATTTCAGCAATAACTGCTGATTCTAAAAACCCAAGTGGTCAAAGACCAGCACCAAGTGGTGGGGGTGGTGGTGGAAGTATACCACCTGCTTTTAACATTGTAGGTGCAAGTGGTACAAATCAATTAGCAGATGCAATAGGTGGTCAAACACAAGAACCAGTAAAAGCATACGTAGTTGCAAGTGATGTTTCTACTGCACAAGAAATGGACAGAAACATTATTGAGGGTGCAAGTATAGGATAAACGCAAAATTTAAAATTAAAAACGTTATATAATTATGAAAATAATAGAACTTATTTTAGATGAAGAACAAGAAGAAGCTGGTGTAGAAGCTATTTCGATTGTTGAAAGTCCAGCTATTGAATCAGATTTTATTGCTTTAAAAGACCAAGAAATAAAATTAGCAAAAGTAGATGGTGATAAAAAAATCTTAATGGGTGCTTTATTAATACCTAATAAACCTATTTACAGAAATGGATCGGAGGGTGAATATTACATTTACTTTTCAAAAGATACAGTACAAAAAGCATCACAAATGTATTTAAAGAATGGCTATCAAAACAATAGTACATTAGAACACGCAGAAACTTTAAGTGGTTTAACACTTGTTGAAAGTTGGTTAGTAGAAGATGAAGTACAAGACAAATCAAGAAAATACGGATTGAATGTACCAGTAGGTACTTGGATGGGTGCAGTAAAAGTTAATAACGATGAAATATGGCAAGAGTATGTTAAAACAAATAAAGTTAAAGGTTTTTCTATTGAGGGGTATTTTGCAGACAAAATGGAAGCACCTAATGACAAAATTAAAGAAGAGTATTCAAAAGATCAAAAGACATTAAATAAAATCATAAATATATTGACCAATGAAAAATAACATTGAAAAGGTATACGGAAAACTACCAAAGAAAAAAGTTGATTTAAAAAAGCATAAAATTGATTTAGCGTTGCTTAATGATTTTGAATATACAAGCCAATTTACTAATGAAATTATTGGTAGTCTTGATTATACAGTAAATAATTGGTTTGATGAAAAATTTGACCAAATGATGGAAATATACAATGAAATTTATGATGTTTATGTTAATAATTCAGAAAACTATTTAAAAGTAGTAGATATTGCAAACGATCAAAGGGTACTTGATGAAATATTAACAAGAGCAAATGATTTAGGGATTGAAGTTGCAGATGTTTACCCAGAATGGTACGAACATTCAGATGCTTTAGAATATCTTAATGGTTTAGAATCAAAGTTTAATAGTCAAAAAGATAGTTTGCCTAATTTTTAATAAAAAAAATAATAAATAAATAAAAAAATGAAAAGTAGATTAGAAAAAGTATATGATAAAATGCCTAATAAAAAGGTAGATTTAAAAGCACATAAAGTAGCTTTAGGATTGATTGACCAATTACAGTACGATTATGATTCAATAGAAGATCAAGGTGGGTTATTATCTTATTTAGCTTATGAATGGCACGAAGAAAAATTTGAAGAATACAGACAAGCTTGGATGACATTAAATGATGAATACAAACATAATGCAAGTGCAGTTTTTAGATTTGAAGATGTATCACAAGATGTAGATACGTTAAACGAAATTAAAACAAGAGCAGAAGAATTAGGTGTTGATGTAAACGATGTTTATGATAGATGGGATGAGCATATGATATTGTTAATGGATATGAAAGTTTCAGATGAAGAATATACAAAAAATGAAATGCAATTTAGGGATTGGTCTTAATGCAAAGAAACAACAAAAATAAAATCTTTATACCAAGTAGAACATCACCTACTGGTTCATCACGTGCCTGTTTATGTTGGGATACCAATACATATTCTATTGACTGTTGTGATGGTTCTATGAGGGCACAAGGCATAGGAGTAATAACAAGAACAGACTGAAAACGCAAAAAATAAATTAAAAATCGTTATATAAGTATTATGAAAGCAACCAAAATGTTAAATGACATAAAAACGCTTCTAAACATCGAGGTAAACCTTGAAGAAATGAAGTTAGAAAATGGTACAGTTATCACAACTGAATCATTAGAAAAAGGCAACGAAGTATTTATCGTTACCGATGATGAAAAAGTAGCAATGCCAGTAGGGGAATATATCCTTGATGATGGTAGGCTATTGATCGTAGAAGAAGAAGGTATTATTGCAGATGTAAGGGATGTATCTGATGGTGTACCTGCTAAAGAAGAAGAAACTACTGAAGATTTAGAAGAAGAAACTATTGAAACGGAAGTACCCGAAGAAGTAGCATCAGAAGTTGAAGCAATAGTTGAAGCAGTAGTTGAGGTTATTGCACCAGTTATTGAGGAAGTAAAATCTGAAATTGAAGAACTTAAAAAACAATACGCTTCTTTAATGGATGACAAAGAAGAAGAAAAAGTAGAAGATAAGAAAAAAGAAGATTTATCTGCAGCAAGAAAACCAATTACAAGAAATTCAGCACCAAAATCTAACAAAACTAAAGTAGAGTTTGGAAGTGGAAAATTCGCAACAACATTAGATAGAGTATTAAATAAATTAAATAAATAAAATAAAAATGGCAAATTTAAGAAAAACAAATCTTGCAACTACTGTAAATATCACTACAACTTACGCTGGTGAATTTGCTGGTGAGTATATTGCAGCAGCTTTACTATCTGCATCAACTATTGATGATGGTGGTTTAACGGTAAAAGCAAATATTGCTTACAAAGAAGTATTAAAGAAATTAGCAACAAGTGCAGTAGTAAGTGCAGCAAGTTGTGATTTTACACCTACATCAACTGTAACACTAACTGAAAGAATTATACAACCAGTAGAATTACAAGTGAACCTACAGTTATGTAAGTATGACTTTGTGAACGATTGGGAAGCACAACAAATGGGATATGGTTTAGGTCAAACATTACCACCTAAATTCGCAGACTTTATGATTGCACACGTAGCAGCCGAAGTTGCCCAGAATACAGAATTTTGTATTTGGCAAGGTGATACTGCAGCAGGTACTAACAATTCATTTGATGGGTTTGAAAAACTAATTGCAGCTTCAGCAGCAGCAGGTGATATACCAGCAGGTCAGCAAGTAGCAGCAGTAGGTGGTGGATTAAGTGCAACAAACATTATTGCTGAAATGTCTAAAGTAGTAGATGCTATTCCAGCAGCACTTTATGGAAAAGAAGATTTATTCCTATACATAGGATCAGCAGCAGCTAAATTCTACGTACAAGCATTAGGAGGTTTCGCAGCAGCAGGTCTTGGTGCAAATGGTGTAAACAATATGGGAACACAATGGTGGAACAACGGGAGTTTAACAGTAAATGGAGTTAAGATTTTTGTATGTCCAGGAATGAGTGCAAACAAAATGTATGCAGCACAACGTTCTAACTTATACTTTGGAACGGGATTGTTAAACGATACAAATTCTATTAAAGTATTGGATATGGCAGATTTAGATGCTTCAAACAACGTTAGAATGGTAATGCGTTTTACATCAGCAGTACAATTTGGAATTGCATCTGATTTAGTAGAATACGCTTAAAATTAATTAACCAATAAATTAGGGTAGGTAGGTCATCTACTTGCCCTTTTTTTTTAAAAAAAATATATATATGTCTTGTTTATTAACAACTGGAAGAAAAATACCTTGCAAATCAGCGTTTGGTGGTATTAAAAGAGTATATTTTGCTGATTACGGTGGTATAACTGCAGTAACAGTAGATAGTACAACTAAAGAAGCTACATTAACTGGTAGCCCAACGTGGTTTGAATTTGATGTAAAAGGTAATTCATCTTTAGAAACTACTGTAACAAGTAGTAGAGAAAATGGAACTACATTTTACACACAAACTTTAAACTTAACGCTAACTTATTTAGATGCAAAAACACAAGCAGAACTACAAACACTTGCAGTAGCAAGACCATATATTGTAGTTGAAGATTATTACGGTAATAGCTTCTTGTGTGGGTTTGAAAATGGAATGGAATGTACGGGTGGTACAGTTGTCAGCGGTTCAGCTGCTGGTGATTTATCGGGGTTTACTATGGTTTTTGAGGGTATGGAAGAAACTGCACCTTACTTTTTAGATGCAGCAGTAACACCAGATGCAACACAAATTGATCCAACTGCATAGTTTTAATTTTAGTTAATAAATTAAGCATCCTTTATAGGGTGCTTTTTTTTTACAATATAATTTCTACAAATTAGTTAATTAATTACGTTATATAGTTGATGATTATATTAACCACAAGTGCAACTGCACAATCGTTATCAGTAATACCCAGAGATTACTTAACAGATTTTATTATGTCTATACGTGATGATAGTACAAACGTAGTAAAAACATATCAAATTAATGGTGCTACACAAGTAGGTAATTATTTAACATTTACAAATATATTTAACCCTATATTAGTAGAAAATCATTTTTACGATGTAACATTAGAAACTGCAAATAGTTTTTGGAATACAAATGTTAAGTTATGGGAAAACGATACAACGCTTTGGAATGTAGATGATGCAAGTGATGGAATTATTTATAAAGATAGAATTTTCTGTACAGATCAAGATATAGACCAAAATAATAATGACTATTATAACTTAAATAAAGGGCAATATACAACCTACAATGGTTATAATAATACTTATATAGTAATATGAAAAGACAAAGAAATAGTAAAGGACAATTTACAAAAGCATCAAAGGTTTCAGAATTTGGCTTTGTTAATTTAAGTACTTACACAAGTCCAGAAATTAAAGAAGTTAATGGTGAAGATTGGATAGAATATGGTGCAGATAACAATTATTTTCAATACTTAATAGATAGATACAATGGTTCACCTACTAATAATGCTGCTATTAATGGCATTAGTCAAGCTATTTATGGAAAAGGATTAAATGCTACTGACAGTAACAGAAAACCTAATGAATATGCGCAAATGATTGCATTGTTTAAAAAAGATGTAGTTAGAAAAGTATGTTACGATTTAAAGTTAATGGGTAATGCTGCAATACAAGTAATTTATTCTAAAGATCGTAGTAAAATTGTTCAGTTAGAACACATACCTATTGAAACATTACGTGCTGAAAAATGTGATGAAAATGGTGAAATACCAGCATATTTTTATTTTGATGATTGGGCAAATATAAAACGTACTGATGAACCTTTAAGAATACCAGCTTTTGGAATGTCTAAAGAGGGTATAGAAATTTACTACATAAAACCATATAAAAGTGGTTTCTATTATTACAGTCCAGTAGATTATCAAGGTGGGTTACAATATGCAGAGTTGGAAGAAGAAGTATCTAATTACCACCTTAACAACATAATGAATGGTCTTGCACCATCAATGCTTATTAATTTCAACAACGGCACACCTAACCAACAAGAAAGACAATTAATAGAAAAGAAAATAGCACAAAAGTTTAGTGGTACAAGCAACGCAGGAAAATTCATATTGGCTTTTAATGACAATAAAGAAAGTCAAGCAGAAATAACACCAGTACAATTAAGTGATGCACATAACCAATACCAATTTTTAAGTGAAGAATCTACACAAAAAATAATGGTAGCCCATCGTATTGTATCACCTATGTTATTAGGTATAAAAGATGGAAGTGGTTTAGGTAACAATGCAGAAGAAATAAAGACTGCATCCTTACTTATGGATAACACCGTTATAAGACCGTTTCAAGAACTTTTAATTGATTGCTTTGACCAAATACTTGCATACAATGATATTGCTTTAAACCTATACTTTACAACCTTACAACCATTAGAATTTACAGATGTAGATAAGTCAGTACAAGATGATGAAACTATTGAAGAAGAAACGGGAGTTGAAAAAAGAAGATTTAGCCTAAAACAAATTGATGGTAAACAAGCATACGAAACTAAAGAAGAAGCAATAAAGGTAGCAGAAGAAATCGGTTGTGGTGGTTATCACCAGCACGAAGTAGATGGTGTAGTTTATTATATGCCTTGCGAAACACACGATGATGTTAAAATGGAAAAAGAACCTTTTTTATCTGATGAAATGGGTGAATCTATTTTAAAACATTTACAAGGTGAAAAAGCTGGTGATGAATGGGAATTGGTAGATGAATTAAGTACTGATAATGATATTAGTGATGAAGATTGGGCAAGAATATGTATAAAAAAGAAAAAAAGTTTATTTACAAGGTTATATGATGAAATTACATCTAAAAACAATGGTAGTGCTGAAAGCTATTTAGATAGTGAATATTATAAAATTAGATATAAATATGTTGTAGGATCAACTAAACCAATGAAAGATGGGAATCAGTCAAGAACCTTTTGTAAGAATATGATGCGTTTGTCAAATGATGGTATTATATACAGAAAAGAAGATATAGACGAAGCAAGTTTTAGGGGTGTAAATAATGATTTTGGACATAAAGGTCAGAATTATAGTTTGTTCAGATTTAAGGGGGGAATTTACTGTAGACATAAATGGAATAGGGTTTTGTATAGAATGAAAGCAACAACAGAACCATCTGAAAATTTAGATGACTATAAAAGAACAAGAGAAATACCTGCTAAATACAATATTAAACCAGCAGGTACAAGAGAATCAGAAATAGCACCAATTAATATGCCTAACGAGGGTGCATATCCAAAATAAAAAAATATGGCTACAACTTTATTTATAAATAGAACAGATTTAATACGTAACTCGATACTTTCTGGTTCAGTAGATACTGATCGTTTTATTCAGTTTATTAAGATTGCACAAGAAATAGATGTGCAGCAAATAATGGGAACTAAAATGTACGATGGTTTAACTACTGCAATACCTAATATTGATTTACCAGCTAATGCACGATGGAAAACAGTTTTAGATGATTATATAGCACCAATGTTAATATGGTATGCACAATCTAACTATATGCCTTTTGCAGCGTATCAAATAAAGAATGGTGGAGTATTTAAGCATACATCAGAAAATGCACAATCAGTTGATAAAAACGAAATAGATTTTTTAGTAGAAAAAGCAAGAACAAACGCTGAATGGTATAGTAGAAGATTTATTGACTTTATGAGTTTTAACCAAACTACATATCCCGAATACACAAGTAATATAAATGATGATATATACCCAAGTAATGATGCAACTTTTAATGGGTGGGTACTATGATTTATAAACCAAAAAAAGCAAACATAGAAAAACTAAAAACCTTTTTAAAAAGGATAAAAATAAAAAACAAGAAATAGTATGGCAACTTTATTTAATACTAAAATATCTGATACTTACGAGGGGTTAATAAAAACATCTGATAATGGTGTAATAGGTGCAGTAGAAAAAAACTTAACAGATGGTTTAGGCAACGCATCAACTTTAAGTATAGGTACATCATCAGCAAGTTTTACTGGAACTTTAGATTTAACAAATGCAACAGTAGTTGGTTTACCAACTGGTGCAGTAGATAGTGTAAACGGACAAACTGGGGTTGTTGTGCTTACAAGTACTAATATAGCAGAGGGTACAAATTTATATTTTACAGATGCAAGGGTAGCAGCAAATAGTGCAGTTACTTTAAATACTGCAAAGGTTGGAATAACTACAAGCCAAGCAACTGATATAACAAATAACAACGCTAAAATATCTTTTGATAGTGTTTCAAGTACAAAGTTAAATGGTATTGAAGCTGGTGCGCAAGTTAATACGGTAAATAGCGTAAATTCTTTAACGGGTGCAGTTTCTTTAGGATTGCTTGAATTAGATGATGTAGGTTCTGATGGATCAAATGGTCAAGTATTAACAACTAATGGTAGTGGAAGTTTTACTTTTACTACTGTTGCTGCTGGTGGTGCAGTTGATTCAGTTAATGGTCAAACTGGTACAGTTGTTCTTGATACTGATGATGTAAGTGAGGGTGCAACTAATTTATACTATACCGATGCAAGAGTTTCTGCAAATAGTAGTGTAGCAGCAAATACTGCTAAAGTAGGAATAACATCACAACAAGCAACGGACATTACTAATAACAACGCTAAAGTTGGAATTACTACAAGTCAAGCAAACGAAATAGCAGCAAACACGCTTAAAGTGGGTATTACTACTCAACAAGCAACAGATATTACTAACAACAACGCTAAAATATCTTTTACATCAACTGGTACAGATAATTATTTGTCAAAATGGGATTCAAACACATTAATAGATAGTATTATATTTGATAATGGAAATAATGTGGGAATTGGAACTAATGCACCTACAAACTTTGGTTCTGGAAAACTACTTACAATTCAGTCAGAAAGTGGTGGAGATTATGGTGGTATTATAACAAAAACAGATAGTGTTACAGGTCAGATGTGGTCTAATGAAAACGCTTCTAATCTTTTTCTTGGTACAAGGACAGACCACCCTATAGTAATTACTACAAATAATGTTGAAAAAGTAAGGGTAGATACTAATGGCAACGTAGGTATAGGGACTACGAGTCCTAATGTTAAGTTAGAGGTTGCAAGTCAAAGCAGTAGTTATGCTGCCAAGTTTACACATTCTGTAGCAGAGGGTTATTCTCCTGCATCAATCTTACTAGAAGCAGGACAATCCGTTACTAGAGGTCAAGGAATGTATCATTACAACACAGTTGCAGATGAAAATTGGTTTACAGGAGTACCTTATGGTGTAAGTAGTAAAAAATGGATAGTTGCCAATAAGTATTCAACTGTCCAAGAAGTTGATACAGCACAATTAACTAACGCTTTATTAACGATTGATTCAGATACAAGTAATGTAGGTATAGGAACTACTACACCTGCTGATAAATTATCTGTTGTTTCAACCGTTGGTATATTAGGTGATAACACAAATCAAGGTTTACTTAAATTATATTGTGAAGCATCAACACACTATGTAGGTATTAAAGGGGGTGTTCACTCGGGAGGTAGTAGTTATACATTGCAACTACCAAATACTTTACCTAATGTAGCTAATCAAATACTTGAATCAAACGCAACTGGAACTTTATCTTGGATTGCTACACCAAGTGGTGGTGGTGGTTCTCAAATTAAATCATATCATTTTTGTTCTAATCATTCAACAAATAGTACATCAAACTATTATCAATTTAGAAGTAATAGTCCAAATAGTATGACTGGTAGAAACATCAGTTGGACTTCTTGGAATTATCAATATTGGACAGATTTAATTATGGCTTCAAATTGTTTTTTGAAAACTGTTATAGTAAGAAGTTTGGCTACAACTTGGTCATCAGGTTTACAAGTTAAAATGAGAATATATAAAAATAGTACGGTTTTAGAATATGATGGAAGTTTTGTTACATCAACAGGTTCAGGAAATACTGGAAATGTTATATTTAACCTTACAGATTCTGATACATCATTTTTACAAGGGGATGTTGTAGCAATAGGTTTTAATGCTACATCTACTATGGGGGGTATTGCAAGTGTTATGGATTTTGAAACAACTTAAATAAATATTATGAATACATATAAATGGGATTGTAGCGATGTTGAAGTTTATACATCTTATAAAGATAGTCAAGGTAATACAGAACCTTTAGTTATTTTTAAAGTAAAATGGAAATTATTAGTTTCTGATGAAATTGGTAATTCAACAACTACTACTGGAATTGAAGAATTAAATATAGAAAATTTAGATAATTTTACAAGTTTTGATGATGTTACAAATAATCAGGTTACAATTTGGGTTCAGTCATCAATGGGTGAAAGCAAGGTTATAAATGAAAAGGTTTTAGCTGATGAAGCACTTGAATCTCTTATAAACCCAATTACTCAAATGTTAACATTAAAATCTTAAAATTATGATTACTTACGAATGGAATTGCAAAACAGTTGATTGCTATGTTGAAACAGAGGGAAAATCTGATGTAGTTTATAACGTACATTGGATTGTTACTGGTATTTCAGAAGCATTAGATATAAATGGAAAACCTTACACATCTAATAACATTGGTACACAACAATTAAAAATTGATGACATTACAAACTTTATACCTTTTGATCAACTTACAAACGATGAAATAGTTGGATGGACAAAAAGCACAATGGGAGATGAACAAGTAGCATCTATTGAAGCAAATATTGCATCAGCTATTGAGTTGCTTATAAACCCAGTTTCTGTTACTTTACAAGTTGGAGAATAGTTAAATATAAAATGATTATCTTTGGTACTTAACCAAAAAAAATATATAAAATGTCAAAAATCACAAAAGAAGAATTAAAATTAATTCAAGAACAAGATCAAAGAAAAAAAGCAATTTTAAATGATATAGGTTTATTACAAGTGCAAATACACACATTAAGCCATATGTTTGCACAACTTAATCAAGAAATTGAAGAAAATAAAAAGGTACTTGAAGATAAGTATGGTGAAGTAAATATTGAATTATCTGATGGTAGCATAAAACCAATAGAAAATGAAAAAAATTAGTGATCATATAAGTTATAAAGAAGCTACATTTTCAAAGACTGCAAATGCTTTGGGTATTAAAAACAAACCTAAAGCAGAACATATTAAAAATATGGAAAAGGTTGCAGAAAAAGTTTTTGAACCATTACGGGAATGGGTGGGTTGTCCAATTAAAGTAAATAGTTTTTACAGAAGTGAGCAATTAAATTCAGCTATTAAAGGTAGTGCAGTAAGCAGTCATTTAAAAGGTCAAGCAATAGATATTACAAGTATGGCTTGTGAAAAAGATGACTGCAAAAGCAATTTAGATATGTTTCATTACATTAGAAAAAATTTAGACTTTGACCAACTTATATGGGAATTTGGATCTGAACCAAAATGGTTGCACGTTTCTTATGTATCTAAAAAAGCAAATAGAAAGCAAGTATTGGTAACAAAAAGACGAGGTAAATATTTCACATACGCAGATTAATTATGAAAGTTGGTAAATACGAATTTGATACTATAGAAGCATACGAAGATGCAATAGCAAATATTGATGCTATAAAAAATAGAGTAGTTTATTTAGGTTTAAGTAATGATAAACATAAGATAGATGTTTTATGGAGTGAGGATATTACAGAACACCCTAATAAATGGCTACCTTTTGCTATTAATATTGAAGATGAGGGAATACATTATTTTCACGATTACCCTTATTTAGAAAACAAATTTTAAGATGCCAATACCAAAGAAAAAAAAAGGAGAGAAACAAAAAGATTTTATGATTAGGTGTGTACCACAATTAATGAAGTACCACGATAAATCACAAGCTATTGCAATTTGCTATAAGACTTTTAAAGATAACTAATAAAAAAAATAAGAATGATAACAGATTATAAAACATTACTTATAAACATAGGAACATTTGGAATTTCAATGACAAATATAGACATAGCTTTAAAAATAATTCTTGTACTGGTAACCATAGGTTATACCGTACAAAAGTGGTATTTACTAAATAAGAATAAAAAGAAGTAGTGCCAAAAAAAAAGTTTAAAGATACAAGAGTAGGTAAGTTCCTTGTAAAAGCAGCACCCAATATTTTAGGTGTTGCTGGTGATTTATTACCAGATGCTGGAGTACTTGGTATGGTTAAACAACTTATTTCAAATGATAGTGCTTTACCTACTAAAGACAAAGAAGAAGCATTAAAACTTATTGAACTTGATATAATAGAAGCACAAGAGGTTAGTAAAAGGTGGAGTGCTGATATGGCTTCAGATAGTTATTTAAGTAAGAACACAAGACCAATGACTTTAATATTTTTAACTGTATCTATGATACTTTTGATAGTGCTTGATTCTTTAGATATTGATTTTGGTGTAAATACTGAATGGATAGAACTACTTAAAAGCCTTTTAATAACAGTTTATGTTGCTTACTTTGGATCAAGGGGTGTAGAAAAATTTAAATACATATCCCAAAAAAAATAGAATATATTGCCAAGATCATTACATTTTTATTAATTATATATTTCTTTAGATATATATTTATATTTCTTTATATTTGTTATAGAATATATTTTGGTATTTATTTTTAGATATATTTATATATACATTTAGATAAAATACTAAATTATAAAAAATTCAAAGTTATTACATTTTTTTTAAAAATCAAAATCAAATATTATGGATGAAACAAAATGTTTAAAAATTAGAAAAGAACACTATATGCTATCAATAAAAGGTGTTGTAGTAGGTGAATTTGAATTAAGTGAATTAAGGCATTTAATTGAAGTTATAGATAATGCCATCTAAAACAATACCTAAAAGCAAAAAAAAACCAAGTAGAAGTAAACTTGTTAAAAAGCTGGATGCAATATTTAGTCAATACATTAGGTTAAAAGATTCAGTAGATGGTTACGCAACTTGTTTTACTTGTGGTAAAAAAGATCATTGGAAAAAACTACAAAACGGACATTTTCAAAGTAGAAAACATTATGCAACAAGATGGGATGAACAAAATTGCCAAGTGCAATGTGCTGGGTGTAATGTGTTTAGATATGGTGAACAATTTTTATTTGCAAAGTATTTAGATGAAAGGTTTTATGCTGGGTTATCTGATGAATTATACTTTAAATCAAAACAGATCGTTAAGTTTTCAAATATAGAAATAGAAGATATGATTTTAAAATATAAAAACTTGGTAGATAGTATGTAAAATAGTATCTTTGCGTATAGTTTGTTTTGTTATGTTTAAATTGGGTTGCAGAAATGTAACCCTTTTTTTTGTTTATTAACATAAATGTTTATACCTTTACAAATATTAATTTTAAAACAAAACAAATGGTAAACACAAATTTTAGTAACCAAACTACAAATCAACTACTTACTGAATATCAGTTTAAGGTTGAAGCCTTACAAAACAAGATAGAAGAATTAAAGGCAATTCTTGAAATAAATAATCTAACATAATGGAACGAAACAAATTAGTTGAGTTATACAAGAAGTATAATTTAGAAAAATCAGATGTATTTAAACACCAACACTATGTAATTATTACAAGGCAAGGAATAGAAAAAATACAAGCACAAGAACAAATCAAAATAAAATTTGATGTAATAAAATGCGAACCTAACTTTGCAGTAGTAAAAGCAGTAAATGAAAACATTGAAACTTTTGGATCTGCATATAAAGGTGCAAGTTTTAAAGATGGTAACACCAATAGTTGGTATGTTATGGAAATGGCAGAAAAACGTGCATTATCAAGAGCAGTATTAAAACTAACTGGGTTTTATGAACTTGGTGTATTTGGTGAAGATGAAAGCGAAGATTTTAAAAAGAAATAAAATGATAAAAATAAAAGAAGAATTTAAAAGTTTAATACCACCATTAACAACTGAAGAATTTAAGCAGTTAGAAGATAATTGTTTAGCAGAGGGTATAAGAGAAAAAATACTTACTTGGAATGGTTTTATTATAGATGGGCATAATAGGTTTGAAATTTCTGAACGTTGGGATTTAGATTTTGAAACTGAAAGTAAACATTTTGAAAATGAAGAAGCAGTAAAAGAATGGATGATACTAAACCAATTTGGTAGAAGAAATTTAAGTGCTTATCAAAGAAGTGTTTTAGCATTAGAACTTGAATATGTTTTTAAAGCAAAAGCAAAGGAAAAGGAACGTATAAGAAAAACGACAAGTCAGAAATCTGACGAGTCACTTAAAGAAGTTTCAACAAAAAAAGAACTTTCTAAAGTTGCGGCAGTTTCACACGATACAATAGCTAAAGTAAAAAAAATACAAGAAAAAGCACCAGAAGAAGTAAAAGCAAAATTAAGAACTGGTGAAGTAAGTATTAATGCTGCTTATAAAGAAATAAAGAAAGAAGAAAAAAAAGCAGAATACAAAGAAAAAGTTTTAGAAGCAAGGGTTCAAACAGATATAAACGATAACATAAAAAAAGGTGATAGTTTAGAAATATTAAAATCTTTAAAAGATGGTTGTATAGATGTTGTTTTAACTGATCCACCTTACGGTATTAATTATGTATCTAACCGTTCTATGTATGATAACGCTATTACTAAACGTGGTTTGTTAAATGATGGCAAAAATGAAGCGTTTGATTTATTGGATAAAACTTGTAAAATATTACAAAGCAAAACTGCTGATAATGCACATTTATATTTTTTTTGTAGTTGGAATGTTTTTAGTGATTTTGAAAAAATTATAAGCAAATACTTTACTATTAAAACACCTATTGTTTGGGATAAAGGAAATAAAGGAAGTGGGGATTTAGATAACGATTGGGGTAACCAAACAGAAATTATTATATATTGTGTTAAGGGCAAGAAATTAGTAAACACAAGAAGAGGTAATGTTCTAAACGTATCAAGGTTACATACATCTAAAATGGTACACCCAACACAAAAACCAATAGAATTATTAAAAGAAATATTAAAAGTATCAGTATCAGATGGTGATTTTATAGTAGATCCTTTTATGGGTTCTGGTAGTACAATAAAAGCTGCAAACGAACTAAACTATAAAAGTCTTGGTATTGAATTAGATGATGAAATGTTTTATATTGCAAATAATTTTATAAATGGATAATGTTAGAAAATTAGAAAATAAATTTTTTAAAGAAATAGAATTTCATATTAAAAAAGCGTTTCCTAATATTAATGGTAATTTAGTACCATCTACTAACGAAGAAGATAGTAAACTTTCTTTTGATGCTAAAATTAATAATAAACAGTTTTCAATAAGAATACGCAAAAACAATTATTTAAAATATTTAGATTTAACAATAAGATCAAGAAGTAAAAAAAATGGTAGAACAGAAATTGATAAAATAAAAGATGGTTTAGCAGAAATATATTTTTATTCATATATGAGTAAAAATCAAGACTGTTTGCAAAAAGTAAGAATAGTAGATGTAAATGCAATCAGAAAATTAACTAACAAAAATAAATTTACAATAAAAAAAAATGTAGATGGAACAGAATTTAATGCGTATAAATTTTCAGATATAAAAAAAGAAAATGGGAATATTTATAAGTATGATAAAACACGAGGTATTGCGTGTATTGACAATACCAAAATTTAATATATAAATTATGAGTACATTAATTAATGGTTCAATTCGAGTAGACAAACTACCAAAAGAAAAGTTTATCAAAGGTCGTGATGGCGCAGTTTATTATAACTTAACTATCGCAGTAAATGATGAAACACGATATGGTAATAACGTAGCGTTTATGGATTCACAAACAAAAGAAGAACGAGAAGCTAAAATGCCAAAAACCTATTTAGGTAATGGAAAAGTAGTATGGGTTTCAGATGGAACTATACAAGTAGCCGAACGTGAAGAAGAAAAGGTAGCAGTACCAGTAGATGAGCAAAGTGGTGATTTACCATTTTAAATTTAAAAGGGTGTTATTAATTTAACACCTTTTTTTTTATATCTTTATAGAAAAATAATATATGACTAAACAACAACAAACTGAACACAATATGTTAATGGACTTTATCGAACACGATTGTAAAGTCAACATTAATGAAAAAATAGACTATCCACCAGTAGCATTAAGTTATGGTGAAAAACTTTTAAAATCTGAAAGTGGTGATAAATTAGTACCGATTGCTTTAGGAACTTACGGAAACTTATCCGTAGTTACTGCACCACCAAAAACTATGAAAACATTTTTTATATCTTTATTAGCATCAGTATATTTAAGTGGAACAAA